TCAAGTCAAGAAAGGATATTTAAGGGGTGTAAGGGGCCTTGTCTTAATCCCGTTGAATCCCGACGGGAGCGATAAAACACCGGAGGAAAGGCATCCGATAAGGACTCCGCAGGCCATCGAGCTTGAAATGGAGGTCCTGGAAGGCGAGAGCTTTGAACTGCGAGGTGGCGACAGGCCGCTGCTGCGAGGCGAGGAGCCGGACACTACGGTGGGCGTGAACCTTACGGTTACCGATGCCAGGTTCGATATAGCGGCGGTACACTATATCGCTGGTGGAACGCTTATCACCACCACAACCGACAACGGTGAGGAAATCGTCGGCTGGGAAGCTCCGACGATAGAGCAGCAAACCGAACTACGGCCATTTGCTCTGGAAGTTTATGTAGCCAACTATGACGAAAGCGGAGCTGTCGATGGGTTTATCAAATATACGTTCCCGTATTGCATAGGCAGGGCACCTGGCATTTCTCATAGCGACCAGGAATGGGGCACTCCGGAGTTTGAGATAAAGGCAAGGCAGAATCCAGCCAAAGGCGGCGGGCCGTGGAAGGTCGAGTTTGTGGATACGTTGCCGGCTGAACTGCAATAAGGGGTGACGGTGCATGGATGAGAAGGTTATAACGCTTGAGGAAATCAAAGAAAGGGCCAAGGGAACGGTTATCCCAATCCCGGACTGGGACGACAAGGGCACCATTTATGTAAGGGTGAAACCCGTTGACGTCACCGGTAAGCTCTTAACGGCCGGTGTGCTGCCTAATACACTAAAGGTGGAAGTGGCGAAGGCCTTTGAGGGGGCTGCAAAGCTCGATGCCGATAAAATCGATGTCAATCTCAACAAGATCATTCCGCTGCTCGATACCATCGTGTCCGAGGCGCTGGTGGAGCCGTCCTACGAGGAAATACAAAACATCCTGCCGCTTACTCTCAATCAAAAGCTCACTATTTTCAACCACGTAATGGGCGAGGTCAAGCAGCTGGTACCGTTTCGTGCGTAATATCGACGCTTTCGGGGAACTGGTAATCACGGCCAGGACGTTTGGCGTCAGGCCGTCTTCTTTTTTGTCCGGAATATCGGGGCTGACCGCATATATGTTCGATTCGGCAGCTGCGCTTTTGCTCCATTATCTGGAGGAAGGCAAGAAACCGGTAACAGAAGTGGAGGACGCACGGATCCTGTTAGGAATGCCCCTCATGAAGAAACCAAAAGAGGGAAGGAGGTGAGGTCATTTGGCTGAAAATCTCGGGTCCATATATGCGGAGGTACGGCTTAAGCTCGCTGACCTGCAGAATGACCTCACCGAGCTGTCGGTAAAACTGGCAACGGCTGAAAAGGAGATCGAGCAGGCCGCTGTGCGGCTGGGTAGGAATATCCAAAACAATATGTCCGGTGCCTTCGAGCGAATGTCCAAGCAGCTCGAAAAGGCTGGAGAAAAAATACAAAACGTTGGCGACAACATCTCCAAAATCGGCGATTTTATGACTGCCACCATCACGGCACCGCTGGCTGCTATAGGCGGGTTGTCGTTCAAGGCCGCTATGGAGTTTGAATCGGCCTTTGCGGGGGTCCGGAAAACGGTCGATGCCACAGAAGAACAGCTGGCCGAGCTGAATAAGGGTATCCGGAATATGGCGAAGCGGATGCCTGCGGCGGCCAAAGATATTGCGGCTGTTGCCGAGGCGGCCGGTCAGCTCGGTATCCAGACCGAAAATATCCTGTCCTTTACTGAAACGATGATCAATCTGGGCGTGGCTACAAACCTGACGGCAGAGGAAGCAGCCACAGCATTGGCCAGGTTCGCAAATATCACGCAAATGTCACAAAAGGACTTCGACCGACTCGGGTCCACAATCGTTGCTCTGGGTAACAACCTGGCCACGACCGAAGCTGAAATCGTGGAGATGGCCATGAGGCTGGCCGGTGCAGGTGCCCAGGTAGGACTTACCGAAGCGCAAATAATGTCTTTTGCTGCAGCGCTGTCCTCAGTAGGTATTGAAGCCGAGGCAGGTGGCTCGGCCTTCTCCAAGGTTATGATAGATATGGCCACGGCGGTGGCAACCGGCGGCGATAAGCTGAAGCTCTTTGCAAAAGTGGCCGGAATGTCGGTCAGCGAATTCAAAAAGGCCTTCGAGCAGGACGCTGCCACGGCTATTATAGCCTTCATCGAGGGCCTGGGCAAAATGAGCAAAGAAGGAAAAAACGTCTTTGGGATCCTCGAGGACCTGAGCTTAAGTGAAATCCGGGTTAGAGACGCACTCTTAAGGGCTTCCGGGGCCGGGGACCTGTTCCGGCAGTCCTTGGAGCTGGGCACCCAGGCCTGGAAGGACAATATCGCTCTTACCAAAGAGGCCGAGCAGCGATATGCCACCACGGAATCCCAGCTTCAGATATTCAAGAACCGGTTAGAGGATATTGCTATTACGCTGGGCGGTCCTCTCTTGACTGCAGCAAACAACGTTTTGGACCGGGTCTCACCGTTTGTTGATAAGGTGGCGGAGCTGGCTCAAAGTTTTGCCGAACTTGACCCGAATATCCAGGCGGCTATTATATCCGCAGCGGCTCTCATTGCCACCGTCGGGCCAGGGCTGTCTATCTTCGGGCGTATGGTCAGCGGTATCGGTGACCTGATCGGTACTATCGGCAACCTGGGTATTACGTTGAGCGGCTTTTTAGGTGGTCTCGGCACGTTTATGGGCTATCTGGGCATGATAGCAGCCTTAATCGGCCTGTTATATCTGGCCTGGAAGAATAACTTCGGCGGTATTCGGGATATTACGCTCGAGGTCTGGGGCCAGGTCCAGGAAAAATTCCGGGCGCTGTGGGAAACCATCGCACCTATCATCAGCGACCTTGTTGAATATATCAAGCAGCGGTGGGCCGAAATCCAGCCGTATCTACAGCCTATTCTTGACTGGCTCGGTTGGATCTTCGGTTTTGTCCTCAAGGGCATAGCCGAGACGGTTATGTTCTATATCGACCGTATCGTCGGTATTATCAAAGGTGCCGTGGAGGTCATCAGCGGCATCATCAAATTCTTTGTGGCCATCTTCACGGGCGACTGGCAGGGTGCCTGGGAGGCCGTGAAGCAAATCGTAAGCGGCGCCATTCAATTCCTCTGGAACTTCTTCCAGATCTGGATCCTCGGGAAGATCTCCGGCCTGATCAGCAAGGCGCTGAATACGGTTATCGGCTGGATCTCCGGCTTTGTAAGCAGGGCCATTGGCTCGTTTACGGGCTGGGTGTCCAGGACCGTGGGGCTTATCGGTCAATGGGCGTCGAGGCTGGTATCGGGCGGCAATAATGCCATCACCCGGTTCCTGTCGGCAATCGTCAGGGGTCTTGCCAATATCGTCAGTCAATTCGGTCAATTCGTGTGGAACTCGGTCAAAACGGTTGCCACCTTGGGCGGGCGGCTCACCAATATCGGTAGAAGCCTGGTGGAGGGCCTGTGGAAAGGTATCTCCGGCATGGCTAACTGGCTGAAGAGCAAAATTCTTGGCTGGGCCAAGGCGGTCCTTCTCGGGCCAATCGCTAATCTGCTGGGCATCAGCTCACCGTCCAAGCTCATGATGGAGTACGGTGAAAGTATCGCTCAGGGTTTGGCTATCGGTATTGAGAAGGCCAAAGAGCTGGTCGAAAGTGCGAGCTTGCAGCTGGCCGATATAACCATCTCGGCCACGGGGCCTTCTCTGGCCTTACAGGGAGCGGGGGCGGCTGTAGGTGGTGGATCCACCGTCGTGAATATCAATTCGCCGTTGGCCGTCTTTGAAAATATCCAGGTCCGGGACGACCGGGATATCCAGAGCATCCAATCTATTATGCGGCAGCTCTATGATGAGGCTATTAANTCNACNAGGGCAAAGGGGAGATAGAAATGGCGATNNTCAGCGGTGTTCCTATCGAGGAAGCTCCGGGTTTTTCTTTCGACGGTGTTCATTCCAGCACGTATGGCGTGTATCTGGCCAAATCGCCATTTCTTCTCCTGCCTGAACTTAATAACTATCTTGAGACCATTCCGGGCAGAGAAGGGGCCTTAGATTACGGCTCTGTTTTTCAGCAGAGGTCAATCTCTTTGTCCTGCATGGTCCTCGCAATGAATGAGCGGGACCTGCGTGTGAAGGCACGGAAAATTGCGGCCTGGTTGAATCCTACGAAAGGGGTCCGACGGCTCATTCTGGATACCGAACCCGACAAATTCTATCAAGCGAGGGTTTCAAGCAACATCGATGTGGAACAGGTCGCAGCTCAGGGCCGGTTCCAAATTTCCTTTACCGCTCCGGATCCTTATGCTTATGCGCTCGACGATGAGGTTTTTAGCTATACCAAGGCGGGAGCATATACTTTTGAGCGGGACGGAACGGTTGTTAGTTATCCCAAAATCGAAATTCGGGGAACCAATACCAAGGGCCAGGGCGTCATACGTGTGGCACTGAACGGGAAGGGCATCGGTTATACGGGGTCGTTAAGCAACTCGGCGTTGCTTGTCATAGATTCGGATTCGCTTACTGCTTATACGGAAACAAACGGCCAGAGGGTTAGCGCTATTA